ATGGCTCAGGCATCCGACCATGACGAACTGGCCCAACGTATCCAGATCGAGATCCAAGCAGCGAATCGACGCCAGTCGCGACAGGTGCACCTGCGCCCACAGGAAGGCGATGACCTCGACGCCTGGGAGCAGATCATCGGCGAGATCGACGAGAATGAGAACGTCGACATCACGAGAACCCCGGAGGGCTGGCTTGTCAGCTGGGTGCCCGCGGAGGTCTGACGATCTGGATAGGTATCGTTGTCGGGGCAGGTCCATGCGCAAGACAGCACCTTCGAAACCAGTGCCGTGATTCCTTGGGCCGAGCTGTCCCAATCATGGTCCGTATATCTGGCAGTTTCACTTTTCACGATATGCAACGAATACATACTGTGACTCAAAATCGCCGGGTATTGCAATATCAGAAAAGGCAATCGGCTCCATGACTCTCGCACCACCAATGGCACCGTTAGGAAGGTCCGATAACGAAATGGTCATCTCCCCAGCAAGATTGAACTCTGATGCCTCATAACTGAAAATGAACTGGGCCTCCCCTTCCCTCGTATCATAATACCCATACCACACAGAATAGGCATACTCCGTTCTGACGTTAAGCTTCTTAAAAAAACCTGCCGGCTGCTTATTAAGAACATAATTATCCACCGCCCCCACCCCGTCAGGGAGAATCCTAATATTGTGGTTAATAATTGGCGAAGATGTATCGATTGGGCCCGCATAACCGACAAGATGATTCATTTCATTATAAATCCCCGAATAATTCGGAAATGCGTCTTGCAGACCTTCGTCCGGGGCAGGAAACTCTAAGCTCGAAGCAGAAAATGGCAACTCGACCGCTTCCATCAACTCTTCCGTTCGATCCAGAGGATAAAAAGTAGTAGTTAGCAAATATTGCTCAAACCTCCCTTTGAAAGCAAGGGCAGGCGGAGTCCCGAACCCAGGTGCTGCAGAAATAGCGTGGGTGGCGTAATTCTCACCGGGGGGTGGAGGATAATCCCCCGACACCGCTCCCCCGCCTACTACTACCCCCCCCAACAGGAAGGTTGCAATATTGAAGGGCACCAATACGATCTTCTGGCACGTCCGTGGGGCCTGTTCAAAGCCCACCACCACCGGCCGGTCCGCGTTGCCAGAAAACGCCACCAGCACTCGATCACCGTCCGCAAAGGCGTCGCCGTTGCAGTCCATGTACATGATGGGAACGCCGCTGTAACTCGACTGTGAGTTGACGCCGAGCCCCTGTTGGCTACTGGCCGACATGTCGAGGGATATGTCGCACAGGTCGTTGTTGACGTTGCTGACTGTTGCAATGCGAAACGTCGGGCGCCACTTCTGCCAGCCAGGCAGCATGGCTAGGTTGTAAAAAACGCTGGCCGGTGTGCCGGACAGTGCTGGCTGGATGACCCCGTCCGTAGTGGCAGACCACTGATTCCCCCCCTCGAATCCCGGGCTGATAACCACCTGGCCAACCTCACCCGGCACTTCCGCGGTCGCCACCTCGCCAGCAAGATCTTCAGTGTAATCCGCACACCAGGCATCAATCTGCCTCAGCGGCGGCAATGCATTGATGTGGTCGATGCGCGACTGAGCCGCAAGGCAATCCGCCCTCTTCTGCTGAAGGAGGATTCGCGCCCGGTCCCGCTCGGAAGCGGCTTCCATTACTGCAACGGCATAGGCTGCCAAGTCAATGTCGCTATCGCCGCCCTCGGCGCGATCCTGTTGGTGCTGTGCGATAGCCTGATCCTGTTCATCAGCTGCATCTTCTACGGCCTGCTGCAGAGCCGGCAATTGCTGCTCAATATCGGCAATATCCTGCCCGAGTCGCGCTACTCGCTGGATGGCAAGCGCTCGCGTTGACTCGGCGCGGGATCGATCCTCGACGATCTCCAACGTGTATCGCCCCTCGCCATGGGCAGTGAGAATGCGCCCCTTACCCACGTTCGACCACCTCCATCCATTCGTTGCGCGCATTGATGAAATACTGGATCTCGCCGACGATGAAAGTGGCGCCGTCGTTGTCCGTGGCCACATGCCCAGGGCGTAGCAACAGGTCGGTACTGCACCTCACCCTCCGCCGCCCTTGAGTAACGCTGCGGTAAGAAACTCCCTCGAGAGTTCGGGCCAGGCTTCCAGCTCCCGCCAGCTTCCCATATCCCGATACCGTCAATGTGTCGCCCGTGCCCCCTAGGTCGTGACGGATCGTCTGAGCCGGGGCAGACGCGATCTCTTCCAGAGCCGTCAGCGTGTCATCGGGGGCGAGATAGCCCATCAGCACGCGCAGCGCACCCTCCACGGCAACGTTAGCCACATGGGCTGAGCCGTCGGGGATGACCGCCTGGACGAACGACAGACCCTCCTCGCGTACCGTCGCCTGAAAGGACGACATGGGAATGCGTATCCCCTCGATCTCGAGCAGATAGACGCTGCGAAGCTCGAACTGGGGGACGATGATCTCGGCCTTGCCCGGCACATAAACCCGCTGGACCCTCGTGCCGTTGAGCGAGCGCGTATTGAGCGCCGCGCGGCCCAGCGCGCCAGGGCCAGGGCGCGTCACCCATGTGCCGTCGGCAGCGCCGCTGCTGTCTGTCTCCGGCGGTGGCGCCCCGTTGAGCGCCAGCGCGTTGAGGGGCTGGGCGTTGAGCGACATATCACAGCTCCATCACATAGCCACGCACCACCACCTTGGCCTGGTAGGCCGTACCGCTCCCGGCTGTGACCACCTCGGCGCGCACTGTTGTCACACCGTCAGAGATCAGCGGGGCGTGCGTCTCGCGGCTGCCCACTGCAGTCTTCCCCACGACGGTGGCAGCCAGAAGGTCCGCCGGCGTACCAGAATCGGTGCCGACTTGGATCTCGGGCGAGCCTCCTGCGGCATCACTGCCGGCGATCACGACGTCGACCGAGTCGATGAATAGCATCGCGCCGCTTGGGAGGTCGACGACTGCCGTGTCGCTCACAGTCGTGAGGTCAATGGGCGCCGATGCGATAACCACTTGTGAAGCCGATTGGCGCGTGGAATTTGCTGCCGAAAGATCGAGGCCATCCGGGTTGCTGGGGGATGTTTCAACGCTGGCCGAAGCGTATTCAGACGGCACATAACTCAGGGCGTTGATTTGCAAACCGCCCTCAACATTAGCCTCGGCCATAACCCCCAGGGCAACCCCCTCTTTGGCCGAAGTAGCAGCGCCGTACCCAAGAGAGGTTCCGTAGTCAGCATATGCATGGCCATCAACACCTACAGCGGTACCGCCATAGTTGTCGGTGGAGGACCACCCACCAATCGCAATTCCTCCGAACACCAGCTGCACGCCTGCATCGGATCCCACACAAACGGAGTGATTTCCCCAGGCACCCGAGTTGGCCCCTACACAAACAGCATTCGGGGCAGAGTGCGCAGGGGGGTCGTAACTGCCGGCCTGAGACTGGTAGCCGATCGCAATGCAGTTGGTCTCGGTGGCCGCCACCGTATTACCAACCGCCACAGCATTGTCTGCGATGGCTTTTGCCATCGAGCCGGTCGCAGTCGCCCCCTCTGCCAACGATTCAGCCTTGTTACCAAGTGCGACCGAGGATTTCGCCCCTCCGACAGCTTCTGCGCCAATGGCTACGCTCCTCAAAAACTTGGCTTCCGCGTAGTACCCCATCGAAACGGTATTTGAATCGTGTGAGCTAGTGCCGTACCCAACTGCAACAGAATAGGAGTTGAACCCGTCTACATTGTTGCTACCCCCTGCATATGCACCAGACCCGATGATAACCAACCCGTCGAAGTCGTATTCCTTGAATTCCTCAGAGGTAGAGGTGGATGAGTCGATATAAGCATTGTACCCAATGACAACACCGGCAGATCCGCTTCCCTCTGCCTCTCGCCCCACCGCCACAGTATTGCTCCACTCGGGATCAAAAGTGCTGGCGCCGTCCCCAATCGCAACGGCTTTGGCGTTCGACAAGACATATGGATCCAGATCCCCTGGCACCAAGAACCCTTCAGAAAGCACCCCCGCCGTCAGCCGATGGCTCACCCCATCGCCCGCCGCCCACGCCTGGGCGGTTGTGCCTTCCTGAGCCCGCGCCACGGTCAGCGTATCCCCGCTCACACCGGTGACATGAACGACTTCGCGGTCGGTCTCGTTGCCGTTGTTGTCGGTGCGGAACAGCGTCAGCACATAGACGAGATCGACGGCGGCATCGCCTATCTGGCTGCCGCCGCCATCCAGGGTGATCTCGATGGCAGTATCGCTCGCCGCGCCAGCGAGGATCTGCTCGAAGTTGTTGATGAAGCCGTATCGCATGGGAGTTTCCTTCGGGCATCAAAAAGCCCGCCGGATGGCGGGCTGGGTGGCAGTCGACTCGTATGAGGCGTCAGGCGGTGCCGCTGATCAGCACGGTCAGTTCCTGCCGCCGGTCGTTGTAATCGCTGAGCGTGGCGACATAGCAACCGTCGCGCAGCGACACCGTGACCTGGCCATGCAGGCGCAAAAGACGGCGGGCGCGCTCGATGACCCCTAATGGCTGGCCCTCGAGCGATAGCGTCACCGTGCGGTCGCCCGGGGCGTGACCGCGGTTTGTTATCGCCACCCCGCCATCAAGGGTCGCAGTACGCGTCACGCGACGGGAAAGGCTGGCATCTTCCGTTCCCTCGCGCCACGGCACCTGGAGTGCTCCCTGGGGATCGTAAGTGCGGGCCGCCAGGCCGATCAGATAATTCATAGGGTGCCCCTTTCAGGCGCTCAGTATATGAAGTCGGCAGGATTGCGCATCGCATCGGCCTGCTGATCCAGGCACATCTTCAGCAACGCATAGGAGCCGCCCACGCCCGTGCGGGCCAGATCCAAACAGCTCGAGCGAACAGGGACGGGGAAGCCGCTATACGTTCGCTTCAGCTGATCAAATGCCGCCTGCTGCTGATCCATGCACATATTGAAGAGCTTGGGGCTATACCCTGTCGCTACCGCGGCCAGGCCCCGGCAGCCATCCTCAACATTCAACCGTGGTATCGCAGCAGGCGGAGGCGAGCGGTCATTCGAGGCAACAGCAGTCGGCGGGGGTTCATCAGGAAGGGGGCGGCTACCCTCGGTGGGCTCCAGGTTATAGGCCTTCACGAACGAACCTTCAGGGCAGCCCGATCTCTGCCACACCTCATGGCCATCAACGCGACAGTGATAAATCACCCCCGGATCATCGGTAATCTCGGGCGTGCTATAGGCGACACCCACCATAGGCAGCAACGCGAATAGCACAGGAGCAACTCTCCTCATCCCCCCTCCCTTCCCTCTGGATTCGTCCCTGAACAGCAGATTAGCTCATCCTTTTTACAGACCCACGAGGAATTCAGCACCCTCGGCGTTGGCCCTAAGCTGCACTTTCTCCAACACTTCCCACATGATCATCTCGAGCGCCGGCTCAAGCCCAGAGGAATCGATCTTGATCAATCCATCGCCACTGCGTAGCGCCTCAGTCTTGGCTTTCAGGTTGGCAGTAGTCGCGTCCAGGTACTTGGACTGAGATTCGATCAGCTTGTCACGACGCTGGGACTCCTTCTCGGCCAGCTCATAGAGCTCACGGAAGCCACTGGATGTCGCCGAGTCGAACTGCCCCAGAATCCCGAACATCTCCGTCAACGACTCCCCGGTAGACTGAACGGCCACCCCGATGCTCTCGAATACCGCTTCCACCTTGCGCGCGCCGGCTTCTGCCTCGGCCACCTTGATGCTGGCCGTGAACTCCATGTTCTTGATGCGCTCGTTGCTGGCCAGCTCTTCCAGCGCCAGCTCCTGATCGAGCACCGCATCGCGCGCCTTGAGGATCGCCTCCTCACTGGTCAGCGCGGCGTCGGCCACCTTCTGCTGCGCTCGCTCCCCTGCATCGGCGCCACTCTTCATAGCGTCGTAGTACTCAGTCAGCTCATCGAACTGTGCCTGGGTAATCAGGCCTTTCTCGAAAGCTGCCCTCACCCGGCCATAAGCGTCCTCCAGCTCGCCCAGGTTGGAGACGTTCTCGTAAACGCCATCGCCCACTGCCTTCCAGGCATCCTCTACCGGGCCAATGGCCTCGAGCATATCCTGAAGACTCTCAGTGGTGGCCTCCTGCTCTTGACGAAACGACTCGCTGGAACGATAGGCCTGATCGACCACACTATCCCAGTCGGTGTACTGGGCAGCCGCCGAAGCCAGTGCGCGCTCCTGCCGCTCGGTGGCCGTCGATGTCTCGCCCAGTCCGCGAACCCACTCGGCTAACGCGGCCTGGCTGGCTGCCATTGCATCCTGCAAGGTCTCCTGGGCCTCACCGGCATCGACGTAGTCACCAATGGCATAGTCCCAGACCTTGCGGCCATCCTCTACGGCATGGGCCAGGTCGGCGTGGGCCTGGCGGCTCGAACTAATCGCCCGATTGGTCTCGAGCATCTGCTCGCCGGCCTTGAATACCGCAGTGCCCACAGCGCCCGCCGCCGCGACCAACCCCAGCGGTCCGGTCAGCGCGCCGACCATGCCCTTCAAGATTGGCGACGCCTTGGCTACCACGCCGCCGGAACCGGCCAACCCCCGCACTGCACCACTAGCGGCCAGCGAGGCGGTGGCTAGGGTATTAATCGCGATCGACAGGCCGCCGATGGTGCCGGCCACCTCGAAAACCGCCGGATCCAGCTCGAGGAACCACCCGGTGAGATCGGCTAGTTGCTCGAGGAACGGGCCGATACCCTCGATAGCACCGCCCACGTACTCGGAAAGCGCGCGAAAGCCCATCCCCAGGGTCTCGATCACCGATACCAGTCCATCGGTACTGGTCAGATCGGCACCATCGAAGAGGTTGCTCACCGCCTGTTCGATGGTCTCGATGCCTTCGAAGAAATCCGAGAAGTCGGCGGATTCCAGCGCTTCGGGCAGGTTCTGAGCCACGTCGCTCAACGTCTGCTCCATACCCTGGAACATGCTCTCGAGCTGATCGACGAACGCCTCGAGCTGACCGCCCTCCACCGACACCCCGATGGCGTTGAAGATGGCGGCGATGGCTTCCTGAATCCCTCCGAACTCATCGAGTATCGGCGTACCCACGCCCACAAACGCCGCTTCGAGAGCATTACGAATGCCTTGGCTGCCGTTCTCCACGGTGCCGCGCATCTTCTCGAATGCGTCTTCCGTGGCCCCGGCACTCTCGCCCATGGCGCCGATGGTCTCGGCGAACTTCTCGGCACCCAGGCCGGTCAACGTCAGCGAGCCATTCAAGGCCTCGACGTCACCGAACAGCAGCGACATCTGCTCGGTGCTTCCACCGGTGGCATCGCCCACATCGCGCATGAACTCGGCGAACCCCTTGGATTCCAACGCTGAGGCGTTGAACTCCAGACCCAACTCGTTCGCTAGGTCTCGGGCCTGGGACGTAGGCTTGAGGATATTGGAAATCGCCCCGCGTACCTGGGTGACCGCCTCAGCGGTGCCGGAACCGGTAGCGGTCAGCGTGGACACCGCGGCCAACAGCTCATCGAAACTGACGCCGGCCGTCGCCGCCAGACCAGTGACGGCCGCCAGCGAGTTACCCAGTTCGGGCAGCGTGGTCTGGCCGCTGCGCACGGTCTGAAATAGCAGGTCGGAGAAGCGCTCGGCATCCTCCATGCCCACACCATAGGCATTGAGAGACGACACCAGCACCGTCAGCGACTGGCCAAGATCAGCCTGGCCGGCGACGGCCAGTTTCTCCGCTTGACGCACCGCCTCGAGGGAGTCGGTGTACTCGACACCCGCTGAAATGGCGCTATACACCGACTGGTTGATCTGACCGAGCGACTGCGTGGAATCGCGACCGTAAGCCTGAATCTCCGCACGGAAGTCGCCCAGCGCCTCCACGGGTTGGTCGATGAGCGTGGCAATCTCGCGGAACTGGGCGTCGAAGTCACCCGCCAATTTCACCGCGAACGCCGTGGCCGTTGCACCACCGGCGATCAGTGCCGCCTCAAACTTGAACGCCGCCGATGTGGCGGCGGCCAGGGGCTGGGTAGCTCCCTCTACACTGCCGGCCAGGCTGTCAATCTTGCGGGTCGCCGAGTCCACGCCGGACCCCATGCGATCGACACCCTCGAAAATGATGGCGACGGTCTTATCGAGATCGGCCACGGCCACCTCCGGTCATCGGATACAGGAAAGCTCGACGCCTGACGACGAGCGAGGATGGATCAGGTGTTGGGCTGGCAGTCTTGGCGAGCCTTCTGTTCGTCAAAGAACAGTGACCACAGCTCGCATTCCAGCGGGGTCAGCATGGGCAGTGGAATCAAATCGGGCCGCACCCGAAACAGAAACTCGCCCTTCAGGTGGCAGAGGGTGAGCGCGAGCCGGACTTCTTCGTCCCTGAAGAGCGCTTGGGCTTTCCCGGCTCACCACCCAGGCCGGTCAACTGCATGATCTTGTTGGTCAGCTGGGTGAACTCGATGGGGAACGCCTCGGCGAGCTTCACCGCCAGCTGCCCCGTGCACCCGGGCGACACACTGCCGATGGTCAGCATCTCGATTCGCTTGGCCGTGTCATCCGGCACGGCGTCACCGTTGCCGATCAGCTCGCGCAGCGCCTCAGTGAGCTGCTGGTCCTTGCCGGCGGCCAATGCCTCGGCAATGGCCACGCGGTTGCGGTTCATCTGCACCGCTTCATTGGCCTTCGCCAGCTCGGCACCAGTCAGACCGCGTACTCGCCACAGCGGCGGCTTGGCGTTGCCGCTTTCGTCTTTCTCCGGCGTGCCGCTGAAGAAAGCGGCCAGGTCCGGCACCGGCACATCTTCTTCGCGTGGTGTGAACGAAGTGCTGGTGAACTTGCTGATGTCGAATTCCATGCCAGCTCCTGCCCGCATGTGGAAAAAGAGCGGCCCCGGATATTCCGGGGCCGAAGATTGGTCTAGTGCCGGCGAGCGTCAGCCGTCGAAGTCCTCGGTAGCCTGCTCGGCAGACACCGTCACCGGAATGTTTACGTGATCGCCGGCCGGGTAGGTGCGGCTGATGCCGACGATGCCCTGGGTCAGCGAGAACGGCGCCTTATTACGGTCCTGGTACCAGCGGAACCAAAGCCGCTGCCCCTTCTGCTTGATGATCGCGTCGGTGATGCCGTCTTTGCCGTAATAGGTGAATGAGGCCTGCCCGAGCGATGTGCTAACCGAGCCCAGGGTGCCGCCATAGATTTGCGTCGAGTTTACCGAGTTGGATTCGTCCGCCGGCACGAAGTCGGAGACGCTAGGAAGCTCGGCGAAAATAGGCACATACCCGCGCACATGAACCTGCTTGGGAACGTCGCCGGCATGGATGGCTGGTAGCGCAGTAGCAAAGATGACCTCGCCTGCGGTCGGATCCTCGGACCACACCGGCGAGTCATACCGCTCGGTATGCGTGCCCACTACCTGAAAGATTTCGGTGCTGCCCACCATTGCGGATCCTTGGCTGGAAAGCCGCACCTGACCGATCTCCACCGAATCAACGGGGATCAGCGGCGGCCCGCCGGAGTCGTCACGCGTCTCACTGAACGCAGTGCCCTCACCGCCGGCCACGGCCACCAGGGTGCCCGAGGCATCCACAGTGATGGAATGGACGATGTGCGTATCGCTCGCCGCGCGTGTCACGCTCACGGTGCCGCTGGCCACGCTGGCCTGGCCGTCAGAATCGGCAGCCATGGTTCCCGGCATGTAAGCAGTTAGCGCCGCCACATCGACCTCGTCGGCACTCGTCCCGGGGGTGATCGCGCCGCCAGTCGCCAGGCCGAACGGCAGCACGCTGGCTTCGAAGCCCGAGCGCCCGGACCACGGCGCGAACGATGCCTCGTATACGGTGGCATCGCCCGTGCTATTCATCTGCTCAAAGGCCTGAAACGCCTGACCAGACTCGTACTCGAGCTTCGGGTTGTTGGTGATGGCCATCAGGCATCTCCTCTGGTGTGACTGATGTGATGAGAGCCCGGCGGCCGGGCATGAAAAACCCGCCTAGCGGCGGGCTGAGATCGTGATGATGTAACCGGCAGCGCCTTCGGCGACGGATGAGAGTTAAACCGCGACCCTGCGGACGGGGCGGGCCCATACATCGCGTTCGTCCTTTCTGGTGCCGCCAAGGTCCCCGTTGGAGAGCCTTCGTGCCCAGGCGTTGCTCTGGGTGGCCTCCGTGGACGTCCAGGTCTGGTCGCCTGAACTGACGTTGTCTGCGAACTCGGCGTGCCCGGCCAGGTTGCTGTACATCAGCGTGAGCTGACTGCGTGCCGGTACGTGCCAGTCACTGTGCCCGCCACCCGTATAGCTGACGCAGTGCTCCGCCGCCGGGTGCTCCGCGACGCCGGCAGCGACCATGGCGTTGGTGTTGGCCAGGCCGTCGGTGTCGCTGCCCGTGCCCGCCGTGGTCGTTGCCGAGGTCTTCCACTCCAGCCCGTATGCCTCCGAAGCCGCATCGCCTGCGACGATGTGGTAGTCCGTGCCGTCGATGGTGTCGACGCCCGCATAGATACCGCCGCCGATCTCGTCGCCGATCTGGGCGGTGGAGAAGTCGGGCCCGGCAGGTTTCTCCACCACTGCCACCGAAACCTCGGCACTCAGGCGCATCAGGCTGCCGGTCACGCTGGCCAATCGATAGTAATAGGTGGCGCCGCCGGTCACGGCGGCATCGTCATCGGAGGCGGTGGCCGGCGTCAGCGTCGCCAGCGGCGCGGGCAGCGCGGCGGCATCGAGGGGCGAGGTGCTGCGGTAGACGCGCAGATCCTGGGCGTCGGCGGCCGGGTCGGTGATCTCGAGCGTCACCACCGGATCGTCGTCGGCACCCACGTAGCCCAGCGTCGCGGTGATGGTGGGAATATGTTGATCCCCGGTGACCACCACCTCGCCGGAGGTTCCGCCGCCGACACCGCCCCGCTGGCTCGCCCACAGGGGACGGCTGATCGTCATAGCGCCACCTCCCACTCGCTTGCCCCGGTGCTGAGCAGACGCAGGGCGCTGGCCGAGCCGGCGATGCCGTCCACGGTGGCCTCGGTGACCGAACCCGCGGGCCAGTCATGCCAGGTAGCGGTGACGTTTATCACGTCGGCATAGCTCGACAGGGTGTACTGCACGGTGGCGCCGGTTCCGGGTGTAACGGACACGGCGGCGTCACGCCCCAGGCTGGGCAGGATCAGTGGATCGCTGGTGGCATCCGTCACGGTCTCGGAGTGAAACCAGCGCACGTCGGTGCGGTGGGGGAGCGCGCGGCTCTGCATTTCGTTGTAGGCCATATCGTCGATCTCCGGGGATCAGCCCATGGAATTGGTAAAGGGGTCACCCAGGTCGTGGCGCCAGCGCACCTCGAGCACGAGGTCGATGCCGAGAATGTCGCTGCCGGGCTCCGGGTAATAAAGGGTGGTGCCGGCGTAACGCACGTCATCAGCCAGCCCGTCGAGCGTGCGATCGCCGCCGGTAGCGGCGCTGATCAGTTCGGCCAGCACTGTGTTCGCCTGGGCCGACCACGTCGCATAGTCAACGTTGGCCTGGTGGACGGTCTCGACGCCGACCTGGGTCGTCACCACCGCTTGACCGTATCGCTGGTCGGTCTCGACGCTGGCGTCACTGCCGTCCCACAGCGAAATCGCCGGCAGCTCGGTGATGTCGAGTTCACTGTTGGCCCGCTGGGCGGCGTGGCCGCTGAATGCCGGCTGCCCGCTGAGCTTGGCGACCAGCGCCTCGAGGATCTGTTCACGTATTGGGGCCGCCATGGGCATTCCTCTGCTTGGCTTCGGAAGGGCTACTGCTTGGCCATCAGGCGGCCGGCTTCGTAGTCCAAGCGCTGCATCAGGCGGTTACCGCTGGTCGCCTGTAGATCGTCCTTCACGTCGGTAAACACCTGGGAGACCGACGGCCCATAGAGCACCTTAAGCCCTTCGGAGCGGCCGAGGCCGGGGCCGCGCTTCGTGCGGATGGCAACAGCCTGGTTGCCGTTGGCGAAGCGGATGAAGAAGGCGCCGGGCATCTTCTGCTTTCCGCCGGTCGGCTTGACCTGCACACCGATGCCGCCCTTCTTGTACTGGCGGTTCGGATAGCGGGTCAGCAGGGTGCCGCGGGTTGGCGTCTGGATCGCACCCTGGGGCTTGCTGGTAGTGGCACGGCGGACCTTGAGCTTGTCGCGCACATAGCCGGCCTTGAGCTTGACCTGCTTGCGGACCTCTTTGCTCGCCTCGGTGCGGGTGACGCCGAGCGTGTGGTTGATCGCCCGAGACATCGCCTTGGGCGCGCCGTCCTTGATGTGGGCGAGATCATCATAGATCTCGCGCACGGCCTGTCGGTCGACGCGGATCTTGATCGGCTCGAGGGCCATGGCGGCCTCCTGTCTGTGCGATGCGGCTCAGCGGTCGGGTTTGACGATCCAGGTAACGAAGGCGCCGTCATCGGATTCCTTGGTGACAAGGCGCCAGGCCTCGTCCCCTACGGTCACCATCTCGCCGCGTTTGGCGCCAGCGAGATCAGTGGCGTAGGCGGCAAGTTCGGTGCGCCGTTCCATCACGACGCCCTGCATGCCAGGCACCGTGCGTTCGACGTCACGATCCACCATCACGGGGATCGTGGCCGGGTCGCCGGTGGCGGGGGTATAGGTGGCCGACTGGGTGTCGGCCAAGTGACCCATGACCGCCTCATCGAGGCGGTCGGCGTGGTCGGAAAAGCTCATGGGTCACCCCGTTATGCGGCAGTGTTCTCATAGAGCTTGATGTTGGCCTTGGGCCGGGTGCTGAGGTGCGCCGGGTTGGACTGCGCCTCGATACTCACGCCCTTGCCGTGCGGCAGCTCCTCGGAGGAGGCATAGAACGGCAGGCCGAGGGTGTTCACCGCGTCCATGTAGTCCGCAGGGGCAAATCGAGTGATGTGCAGATCCATCACGCCCTCGGGGGTGGCGTAGGCCTCGGCGTCCGGCACCTTGACCGTGCCGCCGCCGCGATAGCGCTCCCAGAAGATGCCGCCGAAGGGGAAGCCGTCACGCGGGTCGTCGCGCAGGCGCGCGCCGTCCTGGTATCGCTGGTATGCCTCCCTCACGGCCTTGTGGCTGATCAGCTTGCGCCAGAAGGTCTTGCCGCAGCGCACGGTGATACCGGTGTAGGAGAGCCCACCGAGGGCGTCTTCCACCGCCTCATGGATGTCCAGACAGATCGACTGTACGTCGGTGTTGGCGGTGTCGAGCTTCATCTCGACCGTCTTCTGGGTCATCCCGAAGGTGGAGAACAGGTCATAGAGCACGCTGGTGCCGTTGCTGTTCATTACCTTGCCCATGATGGCGCCGAGGCGGTGGTGCTCGTGAGTCATGTCAATGACGCGAGCCATCTTGGCAAGGCGACGGTTGACCACTTCCTGCACCGCCTGCTCATTGTCCTCGCTGCCGAAGGCGCGGACGTTCTGCACCTCATCGGCCAGCACGGTGGCGGTGGTCGGCAGGTGTGCAGCCTGGAAGCTGACGCCAGTGCGCTTGTTGGCGCCGACTACGGTGCCGGGGGCGCCGCGCGGCTTGGACTCGACCAGCCCCAGGGTCTCGCCGTCCGATTCGATGACGAGGCTAGTGGTGGAGATCCCCTCGGCGTCGAACAGGCCGGCGTCGCCGATCTGGCTCGGCGTGTAAGTCACTTGGTTGATGGAAGCGGTCAGGGACGACATGGTGAAGATGTCGGAATCGAAGATGCCCATGAAAAGGCTCCTATTCGAGATGAGTCAGTCGCCCGTCAGCGGGCACTCGGTGGGAGGTGAAGCGATCAGCGCGGGATGATACCGACGCCGATCAGGTCATTCAGGGCCGCGGTGGTCTGAGGCTCGGTTATGCCATCCGGCAGCGTCAGTGCGTCTTCCTGCACCTCGCAGGCGCGCACATGCACTGCGCAGGGCTGCGGACCGTCCGTGGCATCCACGGCGCCATACAGCACCGCCTTGGCGGCCTCGGTGCCGTCGGCGGCGCCCGGCGCCAGTTGGACGTAGTCGCCGTCGCCGTTCAGCGCCAGCACCGCGCCGGCCGGCAGGTTGCCGGCGGCCAAGGTGCCCTGCTCGCGGGAGCGCGCGCCATTGGTTTCGGAAACGATGTGCTCGCCGGTGTGCCGGCCTTCGGTGGAACTCGCCATGGTGGTTCTCCTTCAGTGGCGTGTCAGAGTGCCGAGCCAGAGGCGCGGCGGGGTGCAGGCCGGCCGGTCAGGCGGTGGCCTTGGTGCGGTTCTGGCGGGCATAGATGTCGGCGTAGTCGATGCCGGGCTTGTGCCCGCCTTCAGGGGAGTGGCTGTTGTGGATGCTGTGGCGATTGCCGCTGGCGGCGGCGACGTCGTAGATGTACTCGCTGGCCTGCTCTTCGCCCATGCCGTTGTCGATCAGCTTGTCGAGCAACTGTGTTTGGCCGGTGGTCTGGCAGGCCTTGACGATGGCGGTCACGCGCGAACGCTCGCGCCCGACTTCGGCGGTCAGGTCGTCCGCCGAGAAACTGCCGTTCTTGCGCAGATCCTGGAGGGTGTCGATCACCTGCTGAGGATTCGCACGCATCTCGGCCGGATCGAGCATCATGGCATTAGCCACTAGCGTGAGAGGCTCCAGGTCATCATCGACCGGAGTCCGCTTCTGCAATGCGATGATCCGGTCGCCCAGGTCGGCGGCCTGGGCCTCGGCCTCTTCGGAGGTGAGGTCGAAAGCCAGCGCCAGGGCGTCGGCGGCGGTCATGGTGGCGCCCTGCCCGCCCTGGCCATCAATCTGCGCCCGCAGCTTGGCGATCTCGCCATGCTGCTCGAGCTGCCTCATGAACAGCTTGGGATCAGCGCAGGCCACCGCGCGTAGCTCAGCATCGGCCTCGGTAGCGAAGCCCCACTCGATGGCCTCGTCGGCGCCGAGGAAGGTGTCTCCCTGGTCGAGCAGCGCAGTGATCTCGTCAGCGCTCTTTCCGGTGGCGCTGGTGTAGATGCTGACCAGCGAGGTGTCGATCGACTTGAGGTTGCGGGCGGTCTCCTCCATCTCGGTGGCATTGAAGAAGCCGACCATTAGACCGCTGGCCCGGTGGGTCATCATGGTGCTGCCGATGGCCATGGAGCGGGTGTCGCCGGCCATCATGATCACCGTGGCGATGCTGGCGGCGGTGCCGGTCACACGGGTATGCACCTTGGCCGAGTGGTCGCGCAGATAGTTGAAGATGCGCACGCCGGAGGCGACATCGCCGCCGGGGCTGTTGAGCTCGACGGTGATCTCATCCAGCTCGCCCAGGGCATCCACGGCGGCGATGAACTCGCGAGCTGGCTGCTCGCCGGTGAAATCGGCGATCCAGTCCGGTGCCCAGTCGGAGCCGATGGGTTTGTCGATCACGACGTGGGCGCGGCGCGGATCGTCCGCGAGGGCCTTAGCGGTAAACCATGTCATGGGTCAGTCCTCTTCGTCGGTGGCAGCCAGGGCCGCGAGGGCCTGGTGGAGGGTGCCGTTCTTGGCCATGTGGCGCGGATCGGAGTCGAGAAACAGACCGTTCTCGTCGGCGCTGGCGTGGCCCTTGGCGATCTCGGCGTCGAGCTGCTCGATCGACCACCCGCGTTCACCGGCGGCCTCGCTGCGCGGCTTGAAGCCGGCCCGCACCTCGAGAAGATCGGCGGTGCTTTCCTTGAGCGGGTCCACCCAGGCCCATTTCGGCGCGATCCATTCGACGGCCAGGGCGCGCTCGCGCTCGCCCTGCCAATACCCGGGGATCGTCAGGGCGCCGGAGGTGACCGCCACATCGAGCCACTTGGCTGCGATACGGCGGCACCACTGATGCACGAGCAACATGGCCTGCAAGGCCTCGGCGCGGCGGCGGAATTCGATCACCCCGGCACGGATGCTGGAGTAGTTGACGCCCTTGAGGTCGCCGGTGAGCTGCTCGTAGGTGATGCCGGCGCCAGCGGCCACGGCCAGCAGCTCGGAACGCAGCCACTCGGTGTACTGACCCTGGATGTCCGGCGGGTTGGAGAACTGCACCTCTTCGTCGTCTTCGAGGTAGTGGATGCCGCCGGGGGTGAACTCATCGAGCGGCTCGGCGTCGCCGGGCATGCTGACGAGATCGCCGAAGGTCGGGCCATCATCCTCGGGGTCGTGGGCGGTCTTGCGCTTGACGAACACGCCGAACAGCTGGGCTAGCTTCTGCCGGGCCAGGGTGGCGTCCTGCATCTCGTCAATCTCGTAGAGCCGCACGATGACGCTGGTCAGCTCGGGCACGCCGCGCAGCTGGCCGGGCCGACCGCGCCGGTACATATGGACGACGCTGTCGGCGGGCACCGGCACTCGCTCGTTGACCGCGCTGGTCAGCCGCTCTTGAGGGTGGTAGCGCCACAGGTGATAGGCCCGGCGCTGGCCGATGCCGTCGAACTCGATCCCCATCTTGATCAGCCGGCTGCCGAAGGCGCGGGAGAAGGTTGGGTCGAGGTGCTCGGGCTCGATCACCTGCAACTGCATCGGCACCGCCAAGCCGTCGCTGGCCCGACGGTAGCGGATGCGCGCCAGCGCCTCACCGGCCTCGAACTGGCTTCCGGCGGCCAGCGATTGCAGGCCATAGAAGTTGTCGACGCCATCGGCGTCGCACTCGCCGACCCAACGATCCCACAGCGCCTGAATGCGCTGATCGCCCCACTGAGGCTTGATGCCGGTGCCGACTAGGTTGGCGATGTATGACTCTTTAGCTTTGGCGGCGTAGGCGTTGTTACGCACGGCGTTGTGGCTGCGTGCCACCAGGGTCGGCAGGTGACGCTCGATCGGTGCGTTGGGCCCGCTGATCGTCGTGCCCTTGCCGGCCATGCGCCGCTTGGTGCTCGCGCCTTCGTACTGGGCGCGCACGACGGTGTTGCCCCGATAGCGCAGGCGGGGCTTCATCGATACGGTCATCTCAGAGCCCCTTGGATGTCACGGCGTAGCGAGTGCGGCTGCGCCGCCTGGTGCCGTCCTGCGACTGCAACTCGGCGGCGATGGTGCGCTCGAGGTCGCGCAGTTTGTCGATGTCGGCGCGGGCGTACTGCACCGTGCGGCCGTCCTTGGTGACCATGGTCGCGCGGTTGCCCGTGGCCAGGTCGAGAATGGCCTGGCGCACCTGAGCCAGCTCGGCGGTGGTGTAGGCCATGCGGATCTCCTAGATTCGGGGCTTGGCCACCTTGCGGCGGCGCGTCTTGGGGGCCTGTTCGCGCTGCTTGTAGGCCGGCTCAGCAGGGTGTTGATCGGCGTGAGGATCGAAGACCAGCGGGTTATCGTCCCATTCGCCAGCCCAGGCCGGTGGCGCCGCCCAATCGATCTTCTCGGCGCCCAGGATGATCCCCAGGGCGCTGTCGTAGACCAGCAGGTCGAAGGCCTCATTGGGGCGCTTGCCGGGGCGCGACCACTTGCCGGTGGCGGGGTCGCGCACCTCGTAGGTCAGCTCGTCGTACCACCAGCGTCCTAGCCAGCGCGGCACGTGCATGTAGCCGGCGCCGGGATTGTCGCGATCCATCATCGCGGCCACGGCGTCCTTGAGGAGGTCGGTACCAAGGCTGTAGAGGGGCACGTCACCGCGGGCGCGACTCTTGCGGCTTTTGCGACCGGTGTTGTCGGGCCAGCTTTTGCTGACGCGGTTGGTGGTCTTGCTGCTGCCGCCCTTAACCAGGTAGGCACGGCTCTGCAGGCCGTCCTTACGCAGGCGGCGGAACCAGTCGTAGGCCTGGCTGGTGACCGATTCACCGTCATCGCCCTTCTCGCCGCCGGTGTCGACGGCGACGGCAAGGATCGGCATGCGCCGCCCGCTGCCATCGGCGAGGCGGTAGGATCGCCGGAGTACGTCGCGAGTCAGCAGGTCCCAGTCTTCGGGTTGAGTGGCCGGGCTGACCTGGCGCGGCGGCTGGTCGTTCTCGGGGCCTCGGTCTTCCTTGATATTGAAGCGGTCGATGACCCATTTCTCGCGGTTCACGCCGGTGCCATGGATCTGCACGACGAAGCGTCGATGCTTGCCGCCCTGAACGTCGACGGTGGCGGTCAGGAAGCGCACGCCGTGGGGCACGGTGCGTCGCTCGGTCTCTTCAGCGCGGTCCATCAACTGCTGGCTGGAGCGCTGCACCTCGCTGCGGCGATGCAGGTAGGGCCTGCCCCAGTCGGTGTTGATGATGCTTTTGAGGGTGTCCTGGCTGCCGGTCTGCTGGTAGCTCTCTTCAGCGCGTGCCAGCTTTTCAGCCAGGCTCGCCCAGCTCTGAAACGCGGCGGCGGGCCCCTCCATCCAGAACGAAGCAATACGCGTCTGGCGTGGCGTGCCGACCAGTTCGCCATCGAGAGTCAGCTCACAGCCCTCGGGCACCCAGCGGCCAGCCAGGTTCAAGTCGCGCTTCGCCTTGGGGTTGATCTCGCTCGCACAGTGCGGGCAGAACAGGCGAGCGCTGGCCTGGCTGAAATGATCCATGGTCGGCGTGAACCATCGCCGACAGACGGCCTCGGGGCACTGCCAGTAGAGCAGGCGACGGTCACCCTGGTTGTAACGGTCGAGGATGCCGGTGGTCGGCGGCGCCATGTGCGGCGCGTCGGCCGGCTGCTCCCAGTCGGCATCGGTGATCTCGCGGCCCGGCGAGCTCTCGGCGAGCGTCATGCCGGTAGACCCGAAGGTCTGGGTGCGCTTGCTGGCGAGGGTGAAGGGGTCGCCCTCGCCATCGATGTCGTCACCCATCCGCTCGTAGTCGGTGAGCAGCACGAACTGATAGTCGGAACTGGCCATCACGTTCTTCGACGGCCACTTGATGCCCAGGTAGTTGCCGGCGCGAAACGTCTTGTCGTGGACGTTGTTGTCGTGGCCGCGCGGGCTGAGCCGGGCAGACAGCGCGGGCGAATGCTGCAGCATGCGATCGATGCGCTTCTTCGAGAACTCGCGGGCCTTGTCCTCGCTGATCTGCACGATCAGACCATCGCCGGGGTCGCAGTCGATCTTGTAGGCCACGAAGCCGTCGACCAGGGCGTTGGTCTTACCGGTCCGCGCGGGGCCAACGAAGATCACCGCGTCGTAGCGGCGGCTACCCATGCAATCGAGCGGCTCGACCATGTAGGGCGTGGCCTCGGGGCTCCAGTCACGCACTGTGCCGTCGCCGCCTACCACCTTCATACGTTCGGCAGCGGCCTGGCTGGCCCGAATCCGGCGCGGCGGACGGATCAGCTCGGCGACGTCGCGGCGGATGGCGGAGGCGCTGGCGGTGCTACCCATCGGCCAACTCCCCCTCGCCATCGTCTTCGATGATCGCCTGATACATCTGTTCGCGTAACGCGTCTGTGGTTGTCTCCACCAGCTCGATGGCCTCTGGCGGCAGGCCGGCGTCACGCTCGAGCATATCGGCCAAGCTATCCAGTCCGCTCGCCACCGCCTTGGACAGACGGCTCATCTCGCGGTGCGCCTCCTCGACCGGCACCAGCAAGCGCATCTCCTTCTCAAGCTTCACGCGGGAGAGCTCGGACTGGTACCACGCCTGACGATCGGTCGGGTGCAGCTGGTCGGGGTTCTCGCCCCAGCCGCCCTGGGTATCCCCAAACAGTGCCGGACCGGCGTCCTTGAGGGCGTAGACATTGGCGCCGTTACGGGTGGCCGCCGGCACCACGCCCGCCGCCTTCAGCCGCTTGCGGACCGTGTCGCGGTGCAACCCGAAGGCATCGCCGAGGCGGCTGATATTCCACTGGTAGGCCTCCTCGAGGCGATTGATCTCGGCCACACGCTGGTCATCCTATGTTCGGCACCTCACCCCTCTGCGCGTCGGCACCTTCGGCACCACGAAAACCAGCAGCCATGCGGGATAGACCTCGGTGCTGCTGCCGACCGGGAAAACCCGAAAAAATGTCGAAATCCGGGACTCTGCGCCCTCGTGGCTCCCGGTTGGGGCCCCGGAAGGACCCGCGTTTTCCGTGCTGGCGGCCACAGAAAGCACCCCAGCTGGAGTCATCCAGCGCCCTCGTCGCGGCTATCGTCACTGCCGGATCGAGCAGGATCATTCACTGACGTGGTCGGGTGGTACAGCGACGGCGGCGGAACTCCCCGCGTAGAGCGCCGAGCATCCAACACAGCACCAAGGCCAAGACACCAAGAGCAGCGAGCGCATTGCGGCAACGCTGCACGACAGGGCCCCGCCGCTCACTCATCGTCGCCAGCATCATGGGCCAGGATCTCCACCACCGCGGCCCGATCGGCGTTGGCACGACGGCGCAACGACTCGTAGTCAGCCAGCAGACCGAGCAGGTTGCGATGCTGACTCACCCTCCCCTCGGGAGCTGGCAGCGGATCCGTCAGCGTCGCCGGCACCGCTGGTGTCACCAGGATCGGCATCGTGCGGACCTCGGAGCTGGCGCACCCAGTCAGCCACGCCACCAGGAACAGGATCAGACAGCCAGTCACGGACCTCTGCATCATCATCCTCCAACCGGTCGAGCGCCTCGCGGTGCCCCCGGATCGTTTCGCGCGCCGCGGTCAGCGCCTGTTCACGCTGTTCGAGAGCTGCCATCAGACGGCGGGCGTTCTCGCGCCGCCACTCCAGCCCGCTCTCCAGGGCGGCGATCTCTCCTCGAGTGCTGTTCAGTTCGGCGAGGGCGGCGTCACGCTGGGCAGTCACCCGCTCCAGCTGCAGCCAGCCCAGCCAGGTGAGGACAATGGCCAGCAAGCCAACCCAAGCCCACCCGGGCACCAGACGCAGCCAGGCAGTCACGACCACCCCACTTGTTGGGGCGGACACAGAACGGCAGCATGATCATTCATCGTCAGACCTCGCCAACTGAGTGGGCGCAGGCTCCATCAGGCACAACTGCCGCTCGGCACGGCGGCGTCGGTCCAGCCCTCGCAGCCACTGACCATCGGCATAGACCCAGCGCAGCAGCTCATCGCAGGCATCACGCCATCGACCGGCATTCAACCGGCGCAACAGGGTCGAACGCTGAAACGCCCCCTCCCCCACATTGAAAACGAACGACGCAAGCGACGCCCGGCGAGTGGCCGGCATTTCAACATCGACATGGTCGTCGACGGCATCGAAGGCATCGCCCAGGTCGCCCGCCAGTAACTCGCTACAAGTCTCGTCACTCAATGACTGCCCGATCCGCGCGGTGGCCGTGTGGCCATAGCAAATGGTCACCACGCCAACCGGATCGCGATAGGCGGCGTTCTCCTTTCCCTCGAAGTGGCTCACCACGCCGAGTGCTAAGGACATCGCCGAGGCGCTGCCGATGGCGGCCACGCCCGCCTTTTTCATGAAGCTCATGCCCCACCCCCGCCCCGGATTTCCTTATCAACGTCGACACCCTGCTGGGCTAACTGGGCGAGATGCTCGCGCTTTATCATCGCCAGCTTCTCGTCCTCGATGCGCGCACGGCGCCAGATCCACCACAGCTGACCCACCATGTAGAGGCAGGTCAGTACCCCGGCAGCAATGCCCACCTGGGTCGCCGGGTCGGCATTCATGATGGTGGCCCAGCCGATGCCCACAGGGGCGATCCGGGCACCCTCTTCAAAGGCAATGCGTGAAGACATAAGGCTCATCGTCTGGGCATGGAGAAAAAAAGGCCCGGCATGCCGGGCAGCGCTATCAGGTGGCGTCATCGCGAATAGGGAGCCGCCCTCGGGGGTGGCGCGACAGGGAGGACGCCGGGCGGCATAAACTGGTAGCAGGCCCTGGAGTCGAACCAGGTCTCTCCGGGTTATGAGCCCGGCGACTTGCCGTCTGTCTCGCCTGCTGTAAACGCAAACGCCCCGCCGGGTAACCGGCAGGGCGTCGATAGAGGGTGGCTTTCAGCGCATAGCGCGATCAGCCTACTACATAAAGTAGCGCTAACCGGACACCGCGTCAATATGTTGTTTGTGAGTCTCGTCGGCCAACCATTCACGAAGCCGGTTTCGGGCTCGCTGAGCCGCCTTTTGAAGATCCTCAACACTGGCGAATGGCGTCGGCACCAACTCCGCCATGCCCAAATCACGCAGTAACAGCACCTGACGATCGACCATCTGAGATGCCGTCACCGCCCACATCGATGAGCCCAACTTTTCCGGACGCACCCGAGCCGCCTGCATCATCATCGCCGCCGCCTGGCGCCGAGGCAGCATCCCGAGCAACCACGAGCAGGCGTGGTGCCACTCACTTTCGGGCCGATAGCGCTCGGCGGCCAACATGGCCTGATCGATATTCCGACCAGATCCAGGCATCGGCACATTGCCAGTCACCGAAAACGGCTGATAGCCCACGCTGTCATGCCGCCGCACCAGCTGCTGCTCGAGGCAGGTGTCGATGATACGGATCACTGCCGCATCCCGGGCCGCTTCATCGGTGGCGGCTGCTGCGAGAACCCGCCAGGGATTTTCCACCCGCTGCCAGTCGTCACGCTCCATCATCACACTCCGTACCTGTGTTCTCAGTGCCAGTGCTGCCATCGCTGCCATCATCGCCTCCCCGTTTCCATTCCGAACTACTCTCCAGCACCACGCACTCGCCGCGGTGAAACTGCGTGGGCTGCAAGGCCGCATATTCCGTCAGCACCCGCCTCGCCTCCTCGAAGCCCAGCGCCAGCCCAGCGCAGTAGCCCCGGGCCTCCGCCAGCGACAGCCAATCCCGCTGGCTCTTGGCAAGATCGGCGTCCCGGGGCGGCGTGGCCTTGAACTCGAGATAGAGCCCAAACCAGCCACCCCGCGCATCCATCACCACCAGATCGCTAACCCCGGCTTTCACGCCCTGCTGCTTCATCCGCCCCGCTTCCTTCCCGAGCCTGTAGCCGCCGTTCGGCACGTGATAGGTGGCGTCGTAGAGCTCCCCCACCGCGGTGCCGCGCATCTTTTCGCCCAGCAGCCAGCGCATCACCACCGCCTGCTCTTGCCCTTCCCAGTCCACCGGTTTGCGCCGTGGCTTGCCGGAGGCCGTGGGTTTGCGCCGGGCGGGGCCTCGACCATAGGTGCGTGAGCTCATCCGCATGTCCCCCAGTTACCCAGCGCCAGCGTCCACATGTCGATCACCAGAAGCAGCCACAGTGGCGCCACAGCCAGGAAGATCAGCAGCCACCAGAGATTCGCCTTCAGCCATTTCTTCATGCCATCACCCTCCCTCGCGCTACGCATCTCGCTCCATTTTTCCCTTCCACTTCATGAAGTCAGCGACGATCCGACGGAGCATCGCCGCGGCCTGCTCGTCGTGATCGATCTCGGCGCGGCTGACGATCCCGCAGGCCTCGCGTATCGCGTCGGCGGCATCCGTCGAGGTGTGGGTGCCGTCCGGCAGTTGGGCCTCGGTCATGCCATGCTGGCGCCGACGGCGGGCATCCAGATAGCGGCCAAACAGCGGAAGTTCGCCGAGCATCGCCGCTTCCCGCGCCAGCCGGCCGCCTTTCATCTCGGCCGTCATGCCGGCACCTCGCCAGGCTGGGTGACGGCGCTGGGCATCCAGCCGGTGGACTCGCTCAACCGGTGCCAATCGGCATCGTCGCCCTCATCGAGCTTGCGCCAGAGCCGAGGCTTGCCATAGGCGACCCCGTTGGGGTTCTCCACACGAATGGCACCCTCAAAAACGCTCGACATCCCCAGCACGACACCCGGGCACGCGGCGTCTTCATCGACCCTTTCCGGCGAGATGCCGGGCTCGACCCGATCACCCTTGCGCAGCGGCTTGCCCAGGCAGTCGCGACCCAACACCCCGGTCAGGCGGTCGCAGATTCGACGGATAGCGTTCATGCGCCCTCCCCAAACAGGTCGAATTGATCCTCACGGGCCGGACGCTCAATCTCGCCATTCATCCAGCGCTCCCAGGTTGCCCCGTCGATCAGCTGGCCCTCGTATTCGTGGCCTTTGCAGGCGTGACAAAAGGTGTGCGGGTGGCCCTTCTGGCCGAATCCGCTGGTGTTACCCGAGCCGCAGAGCTTGCAGCCGCTCATGCCGCACCGCCTTGGCCATCCCGCAAGGCCAGCTCGAGCCGAAATAGATCACAGCAGATGCTGTGCGCGAGGTGGTGGCAGTTCGTCTCTGCATCGCGCTGCTGCCCCTGGGCCAATGCCAGCTCATGGCGCAGCGTGGCGGCGAGGTAACAGCGCGAGGCATCGGGCACCTGCTGCCAATTACCTGCCGCATACTTGCGAGCGCCCTGGGTCAACACGTCGACGACCTCGCCCAGCGCCAGCGGCATGTCCATGAACAACAGATCCATGCGCGGCTTCTCACCGTCGTCCTTGCGCCCCGCCACATCACCAGAGGCGGGCTCCCGAGAAGGCGCCGGGTCAGCGACAGGCGTCGCCGTGCTGGCGCCAGGTCTCGTCACCGGCTTGGGCGCACCCCCAGGGCGGGGGCTCAGGGTGTCACGGCGCTGGGGGCGCACCGACGGCACCGGCGCGTTGGCGGCGGCGCTGCCCCGCTCATCGCGGGTGGCCGGAGGCGTCGGCGCCTTGATGGCCTGACTCGTCGGCACCCAGGCATCGCCATGCTGTTCGATCAGCTGCTGGCGCTTCAGCTCCGCCAGGATCACCACCACCATGGCGCGATCACGGGCACTGCTCGCATTCAATGCGGCCTGCACGATCAGGGTCGCCACAGGACGATGGCTCTCTCTATGCTGATCGACCAGCGCCAGCAACACCTCGCCCTCCTGATCCTTATGCACGTTCGCCATGGCGGAACTCCTCAAGGCCCATCGGGCGCCGCTGTTGGGATTGATGGGCCAGCGCACGACCGGCACCGGTGAGCGAGAACAGCGGGTGGCAGTCCTCGCTCACCTGCTCGTCGACCAGGGTCTCGATATAGCCCTGCCGCTCCAGCCGGGTGACGGTGTTGGCCACCTGGCGCCAGCTCGGCCCGGCGCCGCCGGCATTGGTCAGCCGCCGCCACAGGTAGTTGACGGTCAGCGCGGTGTGCGGGCCGCCGGCACGCGCCAGCGTCAGCAGAATCGCGCGGTCCAGCGTGATGGCCAGATCATTCATCGCCACGCCCTCCCCGACTCTTCACGTAGGCGGCCACCTCGGCACAACCGTTCTCGCTCAGCGCCAGCACCTGCCGGCTCGGCGTTCCACGGGTGCCCACTACCTCGAGAAGCTGGACGTCGAGCAGTTCGGAACAACGGCCACACACGCTCGACAGCGCCAGCCCAGTGCGCTCGGCCAGCTCATGGCGGGTATAACCCTGGTCCTCGGCCAGCCAGTACAGCTGGAGCAGGATCACCTGCTGCTGAGACCCGGACCGCCCAGAGCGGCGGACATCATCCAGCCCCTCGCGGGAGACCTCGTTGCCGGTAGGCTGCATCAATGCGCTCATGGTCATGCCCTCCCCAGTGCTGCCCGCAGGGACTTGAGCCCCTGGTCGGCGTTCATGGCATGCGGCAGGCCATCGGCCTCCGCCTGCTGCTGCGCGGCCTCGCGCCCAGCACGCTCGGCGATCTCGGCGCGGGTGCGCTGGCCGTCGTGCTCGAGTAGGTGGCGCGGCGTCAGGTCCTCGCCGGCCATCACCCGATTGATCAGGGCCTGGTACTCACGACCGAAGCGGCGCTCCAGGCGGTCCACCCGGCTCGGCAGCACGTGTGTCAGTTCCCACCAGCCCACGGCACTGCCGGCCATATGCACCGCCTCGTGGCTCCAGCGGTGCTGGCGCGGATCGTGCGCGTTCGCCGTGGCCTCACGCCAAGCCTCGGCCACGGCCGGCAGGCCGACATCCTCGGGGCGGGGCTCGCACAGCGCGGCGAACGCCACCGGCTGTGGCGGCCAAGCCTCGTCGCCGGCCCGGGCCGCCTCGCGCACCTGCTGGCGCAGACGGCCGATGCCCAGCTCCAGGTGGCGAACGCTCAGGTGGGCCAGCTCGGCCAGCCAGCGCTCACCCTCGTCGTAGGCGCCCCACTGGCTGCTGAACTTGTAGCCATAGAGCTCGGTCAACGCGTTGAACACGTGGTCGATCTCACTCTCCGTCACGCGGGGTGTATTCGCCGTCGATGACGTTGCCGGATCCACCTGACTGCTGTGCTCGGGCTTGAGCACGCGCTTCCTGTGCGGACATACGGCGGTGGCCAGCACCTGGGCGGCCGTTTGACTGTTGGGCATGACGAGCCTCCTGCGCCTTGGCGCGTTCACGTTCCTGGTTGCGTTTGATCGCCAGCGGCTTCCACTGGGCGCGTAGCTTGCGGGGTGAGCGGATGTTGGCCTGCCAGAAGTCATCGGCGTTGGCCCAGGCGAACAGCGCCCGGATGTGGCGCAGCTCCCGGCCATCGCGTTCGCGCATCAGACGGATCTGGTCAGCCCAAGCAGCCATCGAGCGGCTCTCGGCGCCGCCAGGCAGGTCGTCGACCCGGGCAGCCATCCACTCGGCCAGTTCCAGGTCCTCGGCGGTGCCCCATTGCGAGCCGCTGCGGTTCTGGATCGCGGCATCGGGGCGGTGCTTCAACGTGGGGGGCTGGGTGGAAGCAACGCTGGAAGAATCTTCCACGGTTGCCTGAGTGTCAGAGCCCTCTCGCGCGTCTTTCCTCGTAGGTACGTCAGTACCTACACCGGAGGTACCGGAAGGGTGGCGCACCTCCCGTGGCGGACATGTGGCGGACTGTCCTGCGTCAGAGGCTCTAGAACGCGGGTTTTGCCGTGGCGCACCTCCCGTGGCGCTCCCATGGCGCACCCCCTGCGGATTTTCTGCACCCTGCGTGGCGGGCTGACCGGCGCGAGCCCCGTCACCATGCGGCTTCTTCCGTGGCGGGCTATTTTCTTCACCCCCCTGCGGATTTTCTGCACCCTGCATGGCAGCCACCTCCTCCGGCACACCGTCGGCATCGGCCAACGGCAGGTAGAATTCCATCGGCGCCACACCGCGAGAGGTGTCGTGCAGCCGCATCAGCAGGCCGGCGGCCACCAGGCGCTGGATCAGACGTTTGATCTGGTCACGGGAGTACGTCACCGCTTCCTCGCGACTGCCAGCCGGTGGGCGGTACTCCAAGCGCTCCTGGATCTGCCGATAGTCGATCTTGCGCGCACGACCGACGATGCCGGTGGCATAGTCCATGTGGCGCCGCATCACGCGCAGGTAGATCACCTGGCATTCCTGCGGCAGCGCATCGAGGGATTCGTCCTCATCGGCATTCCACGACGTCACCTGCTGCGACCTCCGGGGCCTAGCCTGGTAAGGGAAAGAGAGAACATCAGCCGGCATGATCGCCCTCCAGCTTCGCCAGCTCGGCCAGGTAGTCCTCCACCAGCTGCTCATGGCGGACCCACTGCGCCACGACCCGGTCCCGGTCTGTGACGTCTTCCTGCTCGGCTTCCACCAGCGCCAGCAGCATGGCCATGGCATGATGGAAGCGAGCCCGGGTGGCGGCCTCTTCAACCGGGCCGGCATGGTGAGCTGCTCCCTCGACGGCCAGCCCCAGACGGGCGACCTCAAGGACCAAATCAGTGCGGGCGTAGTCGGCGTAGCTCGGCCGTATCAGTGCGGTAGTCATCTCGTCCCCTCGTCCTGTCCCTGTATGCGTGTCCACCCCGGTCAGGCGGTCGCCGAAGTGTCCCGGCCGGGGGTAAGCTTTGGGGTAGAGCGAGGGCCGGCATGCTCCAGCAGCCAGGCCTCGGTGAAGGCGCCGCCACTGGCCGCGGCCATACGACGGGCATGCTGGGTTTCACCAGTAAATTCGGTGCGAGGAAGGAAGCCCCGGTGGAGCCACTTGTAGATACCGCGGGTGCTGATGCCGCAGATGCGGGCGCATTCGGTGACGCCGCCCAGCTTGTCGATGGCTTGGCGCAAAGCGCTCATGGGGCTGAACCTCTCTATAATGTACTTTGGGTACATAATAGATGGGTACTGAAAGTACAATCAAGGATTGAGATCATTGAACCCATGGTTCACGACACCGACTCAAGAGCTGAATTCGTCGCTCGCCTCAAGACTGCACTGCGCCAAACCGGCCGCAGCGGGCGCGGCGAAGGCGCGTTCCTGAAATCCATCACAGGCGTCACACCCAAGGCTGCCAGCAAGTGGCTCAACGGCGAAACTCGCCCCGGGCACGACAACCTAGTCAAGATTGCAGAGCGTCTCGGTGTCCGAGAGGAATGGCTGATTTACGGGCACGGCCCCATGGAGTCTTCCTCAGATGCGCATTCTAGCGATGGCTCTGACGATCGAGTGCGTGAACAGTGGCAAGACAATCAAGCGCCGGGCAGCGGATTGCTCGACTCTTTGATGCGTCTCAAGGGTGCGATAACCCCCCGCTCGAGATCCGCCATTTTTCGCATCGCCAAGGCAGCAGAGGAAGGAAAGATCTCGGAGAAGGACATGGAACTACTGGAAAGGATCGCCGCCCGCTTTGAGCACAACGACAACCCCTCTTGAGTCGATCGAGCTCGCCCGCATGACCACCGCCCTGGGTACGGTGGGCGAAGGCCGCGACAACGAGACCTACAAGGCCGAGCTGATCACCGAGTCCGGCAACACCGTAACCGGCTACGTGAAGCTCTCCGACCGCTCCTATCAGCTGGTCTCCGAGCTGGCTGCGGCGCAGCTCGGCCGCGCGCTGGGGCTTCCGGTCCCCACGCCCTACCTCACCATCGTCGATACCGCATTACTCGAGGAGCGCTTCGAAACCGGATTCGCCGGACACGGACTGATGTACGCCTTTGCCAGTCGCCAGGCCGGCAACGAGAGCTACAGCCTGGAGCGTCTGCTGAACCGCGAGGTGGCCAATGCCGTGAGCTACCTGCAGGATCTCGAGGGCGGTTTCGACTACAGCGGCGCGGCGGCCTTCGATGAGTTGATCGCCAACGACGACCGCAACCTGGGCAACATCGTCTTCACTCCAGCCAACCGCCGTGCCTGGCTGATCGACCACGGCCGAGCGCTCACCGGTGAGCTATGGCCCCTGTTCGGGCTGGACGATCCCACGGTATCCGTCACCAACCATCTTGCCGATGATGCCGCTAAGGGCTGGTCAGAGCCTGGCCGGCGGGAGATGGAACACCGCACCCAGGAACTCTGCCGGGATTGCGCCAAGGTGTCGCTTGAGGAACTGGACCGTGACGGTCATTATCAACGCATCGACAGCGCCATCGACGCGGCCGACATCATCGCATTCCTGCGCCAACGCACCTTCAGGACCGTCGAACTGATATGCAGCCGACTGCAACTCGACCAGCTCCACCTGCCCCCTCCGCAGACACCCTGAGCCGCATCGCCATGCCAGCCGTGAAGGCGCGCTGGATGGCGGTGCAGGCCGAGCCGATCACCTTCTCGGGGGAGCGCATCACCATCGCCGTGGCGATAGTGATGGAGGATGGCGGGTACCAGGTGGTACGGGCTATCGATCTCGAGCCGCTGGAATGCGCGTTCGGCCGCTTTGGCGCGCAGTTCCTCGCGCTGGCCGATCAGGTCGTCGCCAACCTCCAGGGGCATCTGGCCACCGGTGGCCGGCTGGAAGAGTGGCGCCCGATCTTCGAAGGCATCTACACCGGTCAGGCCGTCACCACGCACAACACCAGCGTGGAGAAGATCACCGCCTCGGCTCTGCGTCACACCTCGCTGTTCAGTGCCAAGACGCGGAACCGGCGCGAGAACCAGCCCGGCCAGCGCCAACTCGTTCGTTTCCAGAAGCAGATCAAGGACATCGTAACGGCCACCCGCGAAGGCTACGGCCCGCGTTTCAACCGCGGGATGTCCGTATTCAAGAACACGAAGACCCAGTACAGCTACATCGGCGACCACCTGGCCATGAACCTGGCGATAATGGATGCTACCGGCACCGGCCACTCCCAGCAGCGTGATGCGGCTATTCGCAAGCTGAATCAGCTCGCCGCCCTGCGCGACCATGCGCCCCAGTTCAGCCACCAGCTCAAGTCGCTGGTCATGGGCATCTGGGTGCCGAGCCATCAGCTCGACGAGCGCCAGCAGGATCTACTGGACAGCTATCTCGACGAGCTCGCCGTCGACGCCAAGCGGCTGGAGGTACGCTTCGAGCCCACCGACGGCCGGCGGGCCATGGCCGACGCCGCCCAGCCGTTCGCCAGGATGATCCTCGCCGACGTTTGAAGCATTCTGCTACTATTTCGTCTCTTCAAGGTTGATTCCATAATGAGCACTAGAGACTCGGGAGGCGAGACGCAAGTGAAACGCGACCCCGACAGCTTCGACATGACGGGGCATGAGTTCGCCAACTACCTTGCCGTTCATTGCCAAAATGCGAAATGCCCTGCTTGCGGCACTCTGGATCCGCCCATAATGGCAGCAGATTCGGCAGATGGAGTGGTACACCTTTCCACTGCGCCGATCGCTCAGCCTTCAGGGTATGGTGCCAAAGGATATTGCACAGCAATATGCAAACACTGCGCCTATGTCTGGCATTTCGATGCCAGCATGGTCTTGGACTGGGTACTTGATCAACGCAAGAAGGCCCCCGACAATGAATCGTCTTAGAGTCGTAGGCGAAACCTACAGCGGCCCTCCACCCAAGACCCCCTACGGTGGTGATGGCAGCGGAGGAGGAGAGCCCCCCATGAGCGGCCTAGAATCACGTGTGGAACATCTTGAGCGCGATGTCAGCGACATCAAGTCAACACTGGCACGGATGGAAGGTCAGTTCGAGGCCATGAATACCAAGCTGGACAACTTCGCCACGAAAACCGAGCTTGCCCATACCGAAACCCGCATCATCAAGTGGAGCGTGGGAACGATCTTGGCAGCAGGTGGCCTCGTCTTCGCCATCATGCGGTTCCTTCCTACCTGAAGAAAACTCGCTTTCAACTGCGTAGACCAAGAACCCGCCCACCGTGGCGGGTTTTTCATGTGGCATATGCCAAGCCTACTGATGACTCCAGGCGCTTGGCGATGCTTTAGAAAATAACTCTCTGCTGAATTAAAAAGGCAGTGTTTTCAACCGCCTAATCCTTCGTGATGGAGCGTGACTTCCCACCTCCTCTCTCGACCGCTCAAGCGAAGAACTTCTAGGTAGATACTCCTTCGCTAACCGATTGGAACGGTTCAGGAACTTTCGGGACAGATCGCCTCAAAGGCCACAACTCATCCACAGGTTATCCACTTGATGAGCGGCAAAAAGCACACTATCTTGTGCCCGTTGGCTGCCTGAACCACAGGTTCATGTATCCAGCAAAAAGAAAAAGGCCCTCCTCTCGGAGAGCCTTTGTCGATCACCAACGATAGGAATCGCTAATGGGAAAGGTATCTCAAGACACAACCAAGCGGGCATGCAAAGGCGTTGGCGCGCCACATGCTCCGTTGCGTTTTGAGGGGGTATTACCTTCGTGTGTAACTCTAGTGCCGGGAGGTTTGGCTGTAAACCACAATCTGACACGTTTTCGCACGTTCGTCAGTTGGGTTAGCCGTAGCGGATCACAGATTTCGCACCATATCAACAGCGCTTCCTCATCGTTGCCTCTCCAGACAGGTGACAACAATGAGCAAGTACGAAGAGGCTCGTCGTAAGGCGAGCGAAGCAGGCCGCACCATGCGGGAATGGCAGATGAAGGCAGACACCCTGAAGAAACAGGATGAGGCCCAAAGCAAGAAGCAGCAGGATCTCGTCCTCGATGACGATTCGTAATCCTGACTGACGCACGAGCACAGTAACCCGCCTTCCGAGGCGGGTTTTTTGTGCCCACCTCACACAAAAGCGCCCCAGCCATCCATGGCCGGGGCACTTGCCTCATGACGCGGCGTTGATTCCAGGGCGGCCCTCGGGTCGCATGCGGCGTGCGTCACACCCCCAGCATGTCCCACGCCCCACCATCCCGCCGTAGCCGAAACACCTCGTCACGTATCAGACATCGCCCACAGCCGCTGTCATCCTCCGCCCACCGAGGCGAGTTTTTGTGCCTGCCCGATAAAAGTGAACTTATGGTACTTGACCTAATATGTACCCTTGGTACATATTGTGTTCACAAGATCACAGCACGGATGGGGAACCTCTCATGGCACACACACCGCAGACTCTCGAATTCGCCGGATTCCGCTGCCACTACGGCCCGCGTGGTAGCAACCTGCCCACCGCCAAGCAGGTGATGGTGCTCGCCGGCCTGGCCGCCGGCATGACGCAGAAAGAGATCGCCAAGGCACGCGGTATCAGCCCGGCCACCGTGAAGAGCACCGCCGAGGCGCTCTACTACCGGCTCCACGCCATCCGCGCCGCCGACGCCATCGTGAAGGGCCTGCGTCGCACGTGGATCGCCCCGCTCGCCATCCTGCTGATGTGCGCCGACCTCCACGGCCAATCGCTGCGTGCCCGAACCCCGGTGCGCACCCGTCAGCAGACCACCGTCACCGCCCGCGCCAGCTCAGGCGGCCGCGGCCTCGACCTCGGGGAGCTGGCCGCATGATGAGCACACCCGCCCAGGGCGCCCAGCGAATCGCCCACGTCTTCCAGCGCCACGGCATTCACATCGGCATCGCCGCGCCGCTGATGCAGATCCACGAGATCGCCATGGCCATCAACCTCGCCGGCGGCCACGACGTTCACGTCAGCTACGAACGCAACCGCGCTGCCCCCGGCGGCCACGCCCTGGTGATCGGCACCAAGGCCGAGGCGGCCGAGTGGACCGACGGCAGCGGCCTTCGCGACCTGATCTACCTGCCCAACCGCCACGCCGACGACGCCCAGCGCCACGCCTGCATCCAGCGCCTCGGCGACATCGCCGCGGCCCTGCACCAACTGCTCGAGGACGCCGCGCCATGCGCATGACACCCAACGACCGCCGCGCCATGGGGCTCGTCGCCGCGTTCACCGGGCTGGTAGTGGGCGCCGCCCTGCTGCTCGCCATCGCCGCGATCACCCGGATGGACACCCAGGTCGCCAACGCCGCGCACCGCCAGTACTGCGACGACGTGGCGCTGTGGCAGGCCGAGGTCGAGCGCGGCATCCCGCTTAACCGACGCGCCGGACAACCCGACTATCGCGACATCGCCGACGAACAGTGTCCTGCCCGCCTGCGCCCGGACGCCCCGACCCACGAGCGCCAGCTGGCGCAGTTCTGAGGAGAGCCGAAATGCGACTGATAGACCAGCTGACAAACCACCCGCTCCTCGAGGAGCGGCCCGTGAAGTTCATCTTCGAGCCGATGGGGTTCGAGGTTCACGTCGAGATCGCCGAGGAGCCCGATCCCGATGAGCAGCCGGAAGAGAGCGAACGCTTCCTGGCGGACATCGAAGCCTACATGGATGCGCTGCCGTTCAGCGTGCCCGAAGGCTTCACCGAGCTGGACCGCTGGAGCAACGAAGACTCCGAGATCGTGATGCTGGCGGTGAAGCCGACCACGGCGCTGGCTCGCGCCCTGATGGCCGAGGTCGATGAAGCGGAGGTGCAGGCATGAATCACCGCCCTACCACCCCCAAAACACAGCATCGACGCGATCTCGGTTTGGCTCGATAAACAGGCCGTTCAGCAAGCATTCACCACCTTGGTCGCTCCGATTATCGAGGCCGCCGCCACGGCTAATGCCTATGGCGAAGATGTCGCCGGCCAGCTCCATGGCGATGACGGCCGCATGTATCCCAAGGCCGGCGAGGCGGTGATCGGCCGTCCCGGCAGCCTGATCGTCAAGCTGGTCATCGAGCCTGACGTAAACGGCTGGATGGGCGAGAGCCTTACCCATGACGAGGTCAATGCCATCGGTATCAGCAACATTGTCGTCGACGGAAAACAACTGAAAAGCCGCCAGGAGCCCTGACATGTGGTTCAAAAACCTGCACCTCTACCGCCTGCACGACGCGCCCGATCTGGACGCCGCCACCCTCGAGGCCGCCCTGGGCGAACAGGCCTTCCGCCCGCTCGGCGGTAGTGAGGCCCGCCGCTTGGGGTGGTGCTCGCCCGCCGGCCGCGCCAGCACCCTGCTGTGCCACGAACTCCAAGGCCACCGACTGATCAGCGCCCTGCGTCAGGAACGCATCCTGCCAAGCGGTGTGGTCCGCGAAGAAGTCGACGAACGTGTCGAGGCCATCGAGACCGCCGAGAGCCGCAAGCTGCCCCGGCAGGAGAGGCTTGCGATCAAGGAGCAGGCCTATGAGGAACTGCTGCCCCAGGCCTTCGTGCGCAGCCAGAAGATCGACCTGTGGTGGGATACCCGCCGCGGCCTGATCGGCATCAACACCGGCAGCCGCAAGCGCGCCGAGGAGCTGCTCGACCTGCTGCGCGAGACCCTGGGCTCACTCAAGGTCACGCCGCTGGCCACCCAGACCCTGCCGATGCGCGCCATGACCACCTGGCTCGGCGAGCCCGCTTCACGGCCCACCGACCTGGTGCTCGGTGATCAGGTCGAGCTCAAGGCCAAGGGTGACGACGGCGTGGTGCGCGGCCGGCAGGTGGATCTCGACAGCGACGAGATGCAGCAGCTGCTCGAATCAGGCCGCCAGGCCAGCAAGCTCGCCGTCGGCATCGAGGGTCTCGTCCGGTTCGTGCTCCACGACGACCTCGCGATCAAGTCGCTGCGCTTCGACGACGCGCTGATCGACGAGGCCAGCCAGACCGACGACGGCGACGACGCCATCGTGCGCCTTGAGACCGACTTCCTGCTGATGGCTCAAGCCCTGGCCGACAGCATCAACCGGCTGATCGGGTGGCTGGGTGGCGAGGCTCAGGCCGGCGCCACCACGCCTCACCCCGCCTGACATCGACGATCGCCCTGGTCACACCAGGGTCTCGCCCCAGGCATCGCCGGCCAGTGCCACGGGGATCGCGAGCAAAACGCCGGCAGCTGGCGACGAGTTCCCCCATCGCTCGGGCGCCAGCACCCCAACTGTTCCCTGCGTTTCCCGGCCTACGGGTCGGGCTTTTTCAGGGCAGTGGTGAGGCAGTCATCAAGGGTTTCTTGACCACTGGCTTGGCAACACGAGGAGGTCGTAATGCGCACCTGGAAGGAATGGACCACGCGCCAGCTCGCCATCTTGGACCGGGACTATCCCGATGGCGTGGCGCTGGGCGTCATCGCCCAACGCACCGGGCACAGCATCTATGCCGTGAAGACTCGCGCCGCCCTGCGGGGCTTGGTGCACCCCAATCGCCGCAGCCAAGCGCGCATCACGCGCTTCGAGCGCCAGCACGGGCGCACCCTCGCGCGGATCGCCCTCTGGTACCGCGAGCGGCGTTTGTCACGCAGAACCCTCGCCCACGACATCGGCATCGAGATCAAGGCGCTCCGCAACGCCCTGGGCGAAGAGCTGTGGCAGTCATGGCCGCGCATGACGATCGGCCGCATCGATGCCGCCCGCAAGCGGCGCCATTCCCACAGCCGTCAGCGCCCCGCCCGGGAGGTCAGCCATGCCGAGAAATGACGGCAAGCCGTGGAGCGACACCGACGAGCGCCTGTTGCACCAGCTCTACCCGAACGACAGCAACGCCACCCTGGGCAAGATCTTCGGTCGCCGCCCGAGGAATGTGCAGCAGAAAGCCCTGGCGCTAGGGCTCAGGAAATCAGAGGCCTATATGGCCACGGGCCCGGGGCAATTCCCGCCCGGTAACCAGCCGTGGTGCAAGGGGCTGACCGGTCTGAAGCTCGGCAGCGAGGACACCCACTTCAAGAAAGGGCAGAAATCCCACAACTGGGTCCCGCTGGGCAGTGAGCGACTGGCAAAGGACGGCTACCGCCAGCGCAAGGTGACCGACACCGGTTACCCACCCCGCGATTGGCGCATGGTGCACCACCTGGTGTGGGAGGAGCACAACGGCCGACCGGTACCCGAGGGCCACATCGTGGCCTTCCGTGACGGTGACAAGGCCAACGTCACACCCGAAAACCTGATGTGCATCACCACGGCCGAGAACATGCGCCGTAACAGCATTCACCGCCTGCCGCCGGAGCTATCTGACCTCTGTCGGCTCCGCGGCTCACTCACCCGCAAGATCAACCGGAGAGCCCGCTCATGAGGAACAAAATCCACGACCTGCGCAACCACCTGTTCGCCGAACTCGAGCGGCTAGGCGACGATTTTTTTTTCGCGCCCGCGCCATCAGCGGCGTCGCCGGCAGCCTGATCGACAGCGCCAAGGTCGAGGTCGACTACCTCAAGGTGACCGGGCGGGAACAGGGTAGCGACTTCCTGCCCCACGACGGCGCGAAGCGCATAGGAGGTGACGAGTGAGCATGGAGCCGCTTTATGCCGGCGCAGCAACCGAGAGGGCCGTGGCATGAGCCGAGCGCTACGCCTTCACGAGCGCTACACCCGCGCCGAGCTCGCCGAGCAGGTGCGCCAGCTCCAGGACGATCCAGCCGCCCAGCAGGCCGGCGAAATACACCTGCTAACCCGGGCCGCCCGGCGCAAGCTCGACGACCTTCTGCTGGCGATCTACTGGCACGACCGACCGCAAGGCAACACCCGGCAGCAGCCGGCCCAGCCCGACATGAAATGGTGGTGAACATGACAACTAAGCAAAATACCGTACAGCCAGCCAGCGATGGTGAGCAGCATGGTGCACATACTGGCGAACTGAGCTCCGGCATCACCCTCGACAAGCTGGAGAAGCTGGCCCGCATGGCCAGCGTGGGGCCGTGGCATGTCCGCGAGATGGGCGGCGACTGTTTTGTGGAAGCGCCGGGGTCGCCCGACATGGCTTACCGGCTGGACGTATGCGGTGACGACTACACCGGCCACGGTGACGAGGAACAGCGACACCACAATATGCAGTACATCGCCGCCGGCGATCCCGACGCCGTTATCGCCCTGATCGAACGGCTGCGCGGGTCCCTCGCCCTTGAGCAGGCCCTGGCGGCGCGATGCGATGGGGCCGAGCGGCTGCGCGACCGCTACCGCGCCGAAAGCCGCGACCTCCGTCGGCAAGCCTCTAATGCCGCGAGCGCCAGAGACAACGCCCTCGCTGAGCGGGACACGGCCGAGGAAGAGCGCGATGCCCTGGCGGCGCATGTGGAGCGGCTAATTCGCGGTGGCAGATACCTCCATCGCGAGCTTCAGCAGTGGTCGCTCACAGAGCGAGACCCCGAGACGAGCGCTGCGATGTCCACATGGGACGTGATCGTTGACGGAACGCCCACCACCTCCCTCGCCCGCCGGGATGCCGAGAAGGAGTGTTACGGGATGCAGGAGGCGCTGGAGGCCCTTGAGTACATGGATCGAGAGGTTGGCAGCGATCGAGGGGCCTTAGACGCCACCCGAGACGAGCTGCGCGCCCGCGTCGCCGACTACCGCCGCCAAGCCGAGCAGGCCGGCATGAACGGGGGAGAGACATGACCCAGCCCACCCACACCCACCGGCAGCATGGCGGCCGGTTCGCGATGGTCGCGCACTACAACGGCGACACCGCCCTCGAGGCGCAGATGATCGTCATCTACCGCGACCTGGATCGCGAGATCGAGACCGCCACCACGGCGAAGGACTGGGAGCAGCACTGGAAGCCGATCGCCGCCGACGACTGCACCCTATGCCTGGGCACCGGCACCGACGCCATCAAGGGCAACAAGGCCAACCCCTGCGGCGGGTGCTACGGGCTGGGCAAAGTGATGCAGAACGGTAAACGCCCTGAAGACTGCTGGCATGTGGCCGAGGTCGCCCTGGGCGTCATACAGCGCCAGCAGCGGATCATCGAGCAGCGGGATCAGGTGCTTGCGCTCCCCGAGATACAGGAAGCGTTGCAAGCAAGGAATGCGAAGAAAGGGAAAGAGCCGCCGGACTGGGTCCAGCGCGAACAGGAATGGCGAGAAGGCGGTGGCCGTGGCCACGGCGGACGCCGGCACACAGGAGACTGATGATGGCTTTGCTCACACCGGAAGAAGTGGCCCAGCGGCTCGCCATGAGCCTGAGTTGGGTCTACTCGAACAAGCACCGCATCGGCTACCACCAAATTGGTGCTGCGATCCGGTTTGAGGCGGGCGACGTCGCGGCATACTCTGAGGGCTGCAAGCGCGGCCCTCAGCCAGGGGGACGCAACACATGGGAATCACTGTCCGATACAGGGAGAAGCGCGACCGGTGGGTGGTCACGGAAACGCACCACGGTCAGCGACATCAACAAACGTTTGCAGGGACTCGAGAAGGGGAGCGCCAGGCGTACGAGTACGCGGCCAAGCGCGAAGCAGCACTGAACGAGGCCGAATTCCACGGCGAGGTGATGGGGCGCCAGCCACGGCGCACCTTCATCGAAGGCCTCGAGCGCTGGATCGATGAGTACGACGTAGCCAGCCAGGTGAAGGCTATCCGCCCGGTCGCGGCCTACATGGGCGACCGGGTGATGCTCGGCCAGGAGTCGCTCGACAAGGCCAGAGAGATGGCCCGGGATTTGCGCAAGAAGGGCCGCGCACAGAGCACGATCAATAACCACCTCCAGGTGGTGAAACGGGTGCTCAACCTGGCCTATCGCGAGTGGGGATGGCTCGAGCAGCCGCTGGGAGACAAGCTCAGGAAGAAATCGCCGAAGAACGAGCGGCATGTCTACCTGACGACCGAGGACCTCGGCGAGCTGCTACAGGCCATACCCGACCGCAACATGGTCGAGAAGAAGGTCATCGCTTTGGCAGCGCTCACAGGTTTGCGCCAGGGGGAACTACTCAGCCTGGATGCCTCGAACGTCCACGGTGGTCGCATCCTACTGCGACCAGACCAGACGAAGAGCGGCAAGGCTCGAGTGGTACCGGTACCGGAAGACGCGCGCCCGTGGCTGGTGGATCTGCCGTTCGCCACTACGTATTCGCGCCTACGCCATGCCTGGGAGACTGCCCGCGCAGCCGTCGGCCGCAAGGAACTGCGTTTCCATGACCTGCGCCACAGCTATGCGAGCATGCTGGCCCAGGCCGGCGAGAGCATGACCACGGTGCGGGATCTTCTAGGGCACTCGAGCCTGATCGTGACCAGTCGATACAGCCACATGTTCGACGCTGGACTCGATGATATTGGCGCGCGGCTGCCGTCGCTGAATGCGGCCATCTGCGACCAAACTGCGACCAAGCACTGA